TTGTTTTCAAGAGCCAGGTCGTATTCAGCCACCATTGATTCAAGATCCACGCGGTTGTTTACAAACAGATATCGTTTTGAGTTTTTATGGACAGCGGTGATCCCAACCCCATCTTTAGTTTCCCCAGCCTGTAACTCTTCGATAGTCAAGGGTTCAGCGAAGGATCGAGCGAGAAAGTATTGTTGGGTTAGTTTTGGATCGACCTGTGGATCCCAGAGCGTTATGTACNTAGTCCCCACATCAGTACGTACAGGTTTAGTGATAACACCGTGAACCCCTTCCGCAGAAAATGAGTGCGTCCACTGTGCTGGTGCCCCATCTGAGTATGTCTCGACGTTCCGCAAACCACGAAGAAGAGTTGAAGATTGTTGTTCCATTGCTCCGAATGACGCGAGCCTCTCTTTAAGAGTTGACTTCGGGTTTCGCAGAGTGCCCACAAACGATTCAGTGACTTTAGGGAATTGTTGGGAGGACCAGATGGATGATTGTTCGGCCACCACATCGGCAGCAATATCCACAGGAAGTTTTGGTTTCTCCCCTTTGATAACATCCACACCCTTCCTCACTGGTGCACCAAGACCCTCCGTCAACACTTGTATTCGTTCTGAGGCCCACGGGTCGAGGTCTTCCCGAATCTTCGACAGAATACCTCCAAGATCCGCCTCATCATCCCAGTGTTTTGAAATGAGAGAATCTATTTTTCTATTCACTTCCCCACCAAATTGGAGTGTCAGTAGGTTCGCTGCCCTTGATCTCGCATCTGACTCCTGCGTCAGATCAAGATCTTGTGCGTAGAAACGTGAGATAAGTTCCGCTGTAATTTCGTTTCTCACACCACCTAAACCCCTACCATCCAACTCCACCTTCCTTGCGTGTGGACGAAGCCGGGCCGCTTTTTGGTCATCTTCAAGGTTTTTAATTGCCTTCTCCATGCGGACCAGATCTTCACTTGACATTGTTATGTCGAGACTTCGGAACCGCGCTTCGTCGGCGGTAATCCGCCCCAACCAGATCTCCCGATAAAGACTGTCAAAAGCGTCACGGTCTGTGATGTCAGTTGTAGGTGCAACAGCCTTCGCGTAAAGAGTTGGGAACTGCTCCATAGCTTTCGAAACACCCAGTAGATCTAAAGTTTCATCCGACTCTAGTGCGTCTTCAATGAAATTCTGAGCTTCCGCCGCACCCATCTCAGCCAGTTCTCTCCGGTTTTCATAAATAAGGACAGAAATTGCATCACTCGCTTTTAGAAGTTGGTCTGTCCTGTCATTCCTCTCTTTCCGTTCAGTGGACTCTTCCGCACGATCCCCAGCATTCTCAAGGTCATACAGTTCTGAAGCGTATCTCTTACCCATCGTGGCAGAGCCGACCTTGATGCTTTCAAACTTTGTGAGTAGATCACCCGCTTTTGGATCTTGGTCCTCTCTGGCCTCCAAATAGATGTTACGGAAAGCGTTGAAGAACTCAACATCCCCCGCGATACCATGTCTTGAATAACCAATTCCGATGAGTTCCTCCACCTGATCAAATGCCCCGTCTGGATCCCCCCGCCAGCCCTTTAGAGCTTCCGAAAGGTTGTCTGTTAGATCTTCGCGGAGTTGTTCAGAAGTTCTTGCGGCTCTCGTCTGATACACCTGCTGTGAGAACACATTGGCTTGTTTATTGAACTCTTCAGCAGCCGCAGCAGAGGCGTAGAACCCTCCGATGTTCAAAGTCTCAAAGTGGGCCTGCAAGGCTTCCCGAGGATCTTCAGTGCTATAGGGATCCGAGAAACGATCTAGTTGTTCAATTCGCCATTTCTCAAGAGAAGTTCGGGCCAACGTCGCCCCGGCGTGTCGCCTGATTGCCTTCTGAGCAACTGGGCTTGCACCATCCGGTAGTCCTTGTTTCCGCCACTCTGAAGCGAGAGCATCTTCCAACTCCTCCTCAGTCATCGTGTTGACCTGAGCAAGCCCCTCCTCAGTCTCACGCTCAACCATGTCCTTCCACAGATCACCNGNGATTCGCTTCAACTCTGGTGAGAACTCTGCAAGCGAACGGGCAATANCAATCATCTCGTTCTGCGGCTCTTGGAAGTAACCGGGGGAGATGTAAGAATTGGTGGCTTGTTGGACTGGTTGGATTGCTTGTTGGGGATTGAAATCTTCTACTTGGTGTCTATTAGCCATGGGTCAAGGACTCCAATAATATGATTGAGCATTGGGGCCATATTTATTGATACCGGACATGGCGAGGTCATAATTACTGGAATGCAGTGTGCTTCCTCCTGTTCCACCACCCCACCCAGTTATTGACTTGTACTGTCCATAAGCACCAAGGGCAGAAGAACCAATCCGCAGGGCAGCCCCAAGGAACGATGGTCCGGGTGTGGGCATATACATGAGGTTCTCGATTTGTCCTTGAGTACCAGACCGGATTGACTCCAGTTGGTCCTCAATGTTCGCCTCCTTGAATTGGAGGTTTCTATTCACGTTCGTCGCGAACTCAAGGTCTTTACGGTGAAAGTCGTTCATAAGATGTGCCAACGAGGCTCCAGCAACGCCACCCTCACCAGCGGCAACCTGAGCCGTCGCAATCCGTCTACGAGCTTCCCGGTGGACTGTGTTGATCTCATGGGCAGCCGCCTCACGCTCTTGGAGTTGACGATCACGAGCTTGTCTGGTCTGGTTGGCATAGTTCTCAAGTGCTCTTGCAGTACCCAACTCCTGCCTTCGGGCTGCCATCGCATTCTGAGCCTTGGCCTGTTGTTGTTGACCGACGAACGCAACGCCAGTTGAAGCAGTAGATATTGCAACACTAGCGATTGCAATGGACATCGGATCGCACATCAGAAAATCCTTACGAATTCATAAAAGGGTCTTTTCTCAACCCCGTACTCCTGGTGGAGATTTATCAAAGTGAACCCAAGCCATTTGATCCACCTTATGTGGACCGTGTTACGGGCATCAACAAAGTTGAACATCATGTCATAGGGGCGAGCACATTGATCTAACCAGAATCGGCTCTCTCGCAGGAACCGAGTGGTGTTCTTCAGAAGCAGGTCTGTACCCAACAACCAAATCATTCCAACACCAGGCATCACGGGACCAGCCCCGAATATCCCAGCGGGAACCCCATCACCAACAATGGTGAACGGAACATCCGATGTACTGAACCCAGTTATCAACGCCTCCAAAGGTGTTTGACCACTGTTAGCTACAATCTCATCCCGGTCTGCATCACGGATGTTCTCAGCAATCCAATAACAATCTTCAAGAACCGACATTCGGACGTATAGATCTATACGCCGACTCGTTTCGCTCTTGGAGACCAATTCAGTTCAAACTCCGCTGACATGAGATTACTGGGGAGGGGGCTATCGTTCTTGATCGTTATTGTAACTTGGTTTGCTTTAGAGAATACGGGAAATCTGAATTCTCCACTTTCCAATGGAACTTCTCCGATGGTCAAAGCAGACCCCAACACCCGACCAGCAAAGACATGCGTGTTGGTGTCTCGATAATCTGGGGTAACTTCCACAGAGAAATAGGAAGAGTCAGCATATACCAATGTTCCGTATCTGAGTTGCGCTCGACCGTCTGTGATAACTGCACGGCCACCACCGGGAGATTGTTCCTTCAGGGTGACATCTGACATTTGGTAGGTCATCTCGTATGCCTCACCAACATAGAACCCGAGAGCACCGATCACGGAAGAAACTGAACCATAATCCGCAGTTTCAGTGGCCGAACTCAGATCGCCCTCATCTTCTGTGGTGGAGGGTGTCTCAGAAATATCCCCATAGTCCACATCATCTCTAACAGAATCTCTCAGAGTAACCGTGGTGTCCCCAGCTTCTGGCGCACCCATGACAGGAATCCTTGCGCCCAAAGCGGTGATAACCTGAATATCAGTTCTACCTGCGGTAATCTCATACGAAAGTGTGATGATCTTACCTGTGGTGTCTATGGTTGCCGAGCCATCCCGGCGATCCAAGCGTGCCACATAGGTCGAAGCGGGATCCGTCTTCCCCACCTCAAAGGCCATCTTCTCAATGAAGACACCCTGACTGCGGTAAACCACCAAGTAGAGATCGGTATCTATGAAGTCTGCTCCCAAGATCGTAGATCCAGTCCCAAACTCAAACCTGTGCCACGCACTTTGTAGTCTTTCAGTACCCGAGTTGTGGAAGTTGTAGACATACAANGCATCCGCATCCCCATCCGTCATGCACACCAGAACATTCTCGTGGGATGCAGCAGCAATCTTCGTGATCTTTCCGGGGATGTATTTGGGGATGTGTGCAGAGACATCAAACCCCTCAAAGATATCTTCTACAGCATCCTTGGGGAGATACTCCCGAACCCCTGAGTAGGATCCACGGTTGAACGGGAACATGATGGAAGCACCAATCGAGACCGGCTCACAGTTCAACAAGCAATCATAACTGGTTGCGTGAGCGATTGAGACCGTCTTCGGTGTGAGTGTATCCCCACCCTGGAGGATGAACTGATTGGTATCAGAAAAGAGCACCAACTTCTGAGCCATTGGGACAGCATGACGAAGCATGGCAACTCGATTGTGGGCAGAAGCTACATCAATCGGTGCGGTGTCTAGAAGGTCTACAATGGTGGTTCTGAAGAAGTTGAAGAACTCCCCGGACTCACTGAGGATGATGTTCTCTGACGCGAGGAACCCAAGACGGTTCTTGAACAAGAACATATCGTTGATCGTCTGGCCCACGAAAGAAGGATCTGNGTTGGTTTCTGTGTCACCAACCAGACGGTTTCCCCACCCAAACGTGGAGTAATCATATTCTGGGTNTGGGNCAGTCNCACTGGTGTGGGTATCTCCATCAGCCATCTTAAACACAAACGTACCATCAGCCTGACGAATCAGGATGTGTGGCATGGTGGAGGCATCAAATTGAAGCCCATCTTCAAGAGCAGGCGCAGCACACTCTTCCCAAGTCCCCTCACCAATCCCCCCAATTTCACCCTTGGTGGTGAACTTCACATAGTAATCATCAATGGTTTCTGTGGGGTCACTTTCAACCTTCAGAATCAACCCATCTTTCGCGGTTGCTGGGAGATCCGTGAACCGCTGAGCAGAGTCTTTGAAACTGGAGATGTAGTTCTCACCGTGCTTGAACTTGGAGGTGATTGTGAAATCATTCGCACTGTTTGTGAGATAAATGATGTGTCCATCAGCAGTCGCAGTCCAATCACCACTTATGTCACCAAGAGCAGTTGCCAATAATGAAGCCACTTCGGATGTATCTGCGAGGTCTCCTTCCTCTTCAACCTCACCAGTTCCAACGGTTGTTTCGGTAGTCCCATCATCAACAGTAATCTCATAAGAATCCTCTGTGTCCTCGTTGGTCCCTTGTTGGATGAAGATCAACGCCTCGTTGGTATTCACAGAACTTGGGGTATCAGCCTCAGTGTCCATCAGAATGGTCGTTTCAGTGTTCACGATGAACGTCACATCAGCGATGGTTACAACACGAAAGGCGGTGGGTGCATTATCGGTGTCCAGATAGGTGACACCATCAGGTACATCCACGGTCTCTTCGTTCAGGTTGATCAGGTCAAAGACCTTGATGTACCCATCCCGNAGAATGACAGAGTACCGCTCAGTCTCATCACGGTTGATCGTGTGAACGAACGTGTCACCACTCGTGGTAATCCCAGTGTTCATCAGGTGCTCTGTTGGCAACCTCTTGGTCAACCCCTCAACTATTGACGGGTAAGCATTCTCCTGAGCCTCACATTGAGTGGGGAATCTCAGAGAGTCGGGTTGCTGTGAAACCCCATTGATGAGGTTCGGGATGGTCTTGGAAACNAGCATCAGCCGCTTCCCAACTTGTCAATCACACTNCTGCGGTCGATGATCCGGGCAACATCCCAGTTATCAAACACACTGTAGTCTGCGGTCTCCATCTCGTAATCCCGTAGAGAGAACAGAGCACCCTGCTCATCAGAGCGAGAGAATGCGGAGAGCGTCTCAGATCCCACCAGACGATCTTGGTAGATCCTGGCGGCTCTGATCATAATGTACCTGCGAGCACTCTCGGGGAGTTGTCCCCAGTCCAGCATGTAGGTGACGGTGTACTTCTTGGTGGCCGTGAAGGTGTAGGTACGATCCTTGCGGTTGTAGAGTTGGGAACCCCGGACCACGACATCGTAGNTTGAGTCAATGTTATCACCCTCAAGATCCACACGAGCAACCCCGTCACTCAGTTCAACTNGGTTCTCTGAGTTGGGAGCCAAAGGGACATCCTTCTCAGTGTTGAAGTGCCAGCCAGCACTCTGTACATCACGGGAGACTTCATCGAGGATGTTCTGGGCGAGCCGTACATCTGCGGTAAGGGAGCCAGATAAAGAGTTCACGGGAGCTTCTCCCACGTTACTCAGCATCGTGTTGATAGCTTCCAACTTTGTNGTGAGTGCGAGGGCCATCTATAGGCTCCTATGAAAGAGAAATAGGGCTGGCCTCCTTTCGGAGACCAACCCGTTTAGTTTTTGTTGACCATTAAGTCAATCAGGCGGACTTGATACCCACGCATGCTTGGCAGCGGAGGTAGTTGTGTCCCATTGCATAACGAGCAACCATGAGCGTACCCTGTCGGTTCACCATGTAGTCACTCTCAACTGCGAGGTCCATGAGCTTGACTGTACCAACACCAGAGCGGTGGAAGACCACACCCTGATAGTTTTGGAAGTCAACGCCCGAGTAACCTTCATCAGCGATGGCACCAGAAACACCAGCATCAACGAACGGATCGTTGCGGGTGTCATCGTCACCGAGAGCACCTGTCGCAGTGGTTTCGTCAGCAGTCGGGATATGCGTGCTCATAAAGCAAGTAACACCCGCGACCTGCATGGCCTGTTGACCACCCTGAAGGATCGAAGCACCTTGGCCGTAATCCTTGTTGAGCAGAGCAGCAGCCGTGTCAGTACCACCAGCAGACTTGAGGACTGTGTAGAACGCCGTTGGAGTCAAAACACACCAGCGATCAGTAGCCGGGACATCGTTATCGTCCAGGTATTTCGCGGCATCAATGATCGAATCAACGATGTTGTCACCAGTCGTTCCACCAGTGATCGTGCCACCAGTGTAGGCATTCCCAAGAACATCAGCCTGATCGAGCGAACCGGCGAGGATCGAGCGAATGATCGCTTTATCTGCGTGGTTAGCAAGAGCAAACCCGAGTTCACGGGAATAAATCGAACGAACATCATA